GGGTAATCCACCATGATTGAGAAAGGATAGCAGAAAGTTCTTTCATATCTTCTTGCAACTCTGGGAATACCGTTAAGTCGAAGTCGATATAATATCCGTTTCCGATTTCTGTAGCAAAGAATCTATTAAACGCATCACGAAGTGCAACTAATTCTGGAAGTACTACTTGTGTAAGCATTTCCTTCTTAGCTTCTTTCATGTTGTTGTAAGTCTTGTTATCTGGGTCGTTAAATAGTGCAGAGTTTACACCGTACACATTACAAAGTTCTCTAAGGGTAACTTTCTCAGATTCTAAAAGCTGAAGGTCGATAGGGGATAAGCCCATATTAACCCAGCCTAACTTAGCACCAGCAATCAAAATCTTACCAGCGTTCTGTACGATACTACCTTGAGTCTTTGTTCCGTACTGGTTGTAGAAATCTTCTTTCAACTTACCAGCTTCTTCTTGTCCAAAGTTATTTGACTCATCAGCATACAAGATACCTTTAGGGCCTTGATTCTGTAACATACCAACAGATGTATCTTTCGCATCGTTGCTACGCTGTACAGTTCTGTAAGCAGCTTGTAATGGGCTAAGTCCGTATAATTGAGAACCGTTAGTGTCGAAGTAAGGGTTGAAGTATTTTAGATGGATTACGTCTTTCGCATCTAAGAAATCCCATCCAACAAGTGTAAAAGAATAACCTTCAACCCCATTGATAGTACCATCAGATATGATGGCCATGTATTGCGGAGGGAGCACGACTAATTCTTGAACCTTACCGTTTTCTAATCGGTTTGCCCATACAAAAGAATTGCCGCAAATAAGTTTATAACCAATAACGCTTTCAACAAACTCAGAAAGAGATTGATATTCGTTTGGTTTTTCTAATAAGCTGTTTAAAGGAGAATCAGCAATCTCATCAACAGCCTTAACTCTTATCAACTCAGCTTTAGCCAAGTCTTGAGTAGTTGTTGAGTTTTTAGTGAGTGCTGTATAGCGAGTAAGGGCTTTCTTATCCTTAACGCTATAAACGTAAAATGGAACAGAAGATACAGTCTTAGAGATACGCTTAATGATTGCGTACACTTCGCTATTGTTATCGTAATCGTTTACGAATTTTCTTTGATTAAGTTCTGGATATAAAGTTCTTCCAGCAAGTAATCCTCCAAAATCGGCAAATGGACTGGTAACTTGTATCATTCCATTAGGAGCTGTTGCCTTTTGGTTAAAAGGGTTAATGGCTCCGAATATGTCAGTTAATTTCACGCTATATGATATTTTTACAAAAGTAACAAATTTTTAGCCTATACTACCCAACCTCTTTTTGGTTTGGCAAATTTTGAGTATATGGCATACCTCATGGCATCCATCAAGTGGTCTCTAAACTTCACTGGCTCATCCAACGTATTGCCATCGTTGTCAGTTTTCCATTTATAGTTCTTGAACTCATCTAACAAATCTAACGAATCGCTTTTAACTATCAGCGGAAATGACTTTACCTTGTTGATACCAGCAAAAACATCTTTAACGGCAGGTTTAAGGCTAAATCCAGCCTTATTTATCTCAGCTATAGTCTTTGGTTCAGCGGCATCGGCAAATATCTCTGTGCGTCTGTCAAAGCCAAAAGCCTTTAGCCTATCGATGAGTAATGATGTCGACATCTTAGTTTCGTAGATGAGTTGCTCCACGAACATCTCGTTATCAAAGTGTTTGATACGCACCAGTGCGGTTTGATTGTTGTAGCCAAAATCCAGTCCATAAAATATTTCCCCTCCTTCTGGGAAGTTTCGTCTGCGTTTCCAATGGGTATAAATAGTTGCTTCTGATATTGCTCGTTCACCTAAACCATAGACTCTCCAATATTCATGGTCAGCATCCTTTAGTCTCTCAATCTCCTCAACCAATGATTTTTCAAGAAATGGGTTGTCTTTATAGGTTGTGATGGTAAAATCGGTATCTTCTCTGGTAATTACCTTGTCGTATATCCAAGAGTAGTAATCTGAAGGGTTATAGTCAATTACAATCTTATCGGTGGTACGAAGGGCTAACTGCATCCAAGATTCGTAGTTCACCTCGTTGGCCTCGTTAATGAACAAGTAGTTTCTCTTACGACCTCTAATCTTCTGAGGCTGGTCAGTAGATACGAACTCTACCGTATTACCCCCTAAGAAATATAGGTTTTCTGACTTGTTGTGTTTTTCTTCTGAGTATAGCCCATACTTTGATAGAATTTCTACAAAGTCTCTCATCACAGACCCTTTTATAGACGGTAAGGAGGAACGGCAGATAGTTAAAGTCTTTCCCTTCTCTTGCAACAACTTGACAATAAACCAGGTCAAGATATTGTATGTTTTGCCAGACCTTGTTCCGCCTTGCATAACAGATATTTTTTTCTGGCTGTTTTGCAGTATTTCGAAAACGATGTTGGTGGTTACGTTCATAGGGCATTAGGAAAAAATTAAAAAATTGGCTTTGGTAAAGCGAAACTAATACTTTTTAGTTTTATAGAAAGGTAGGGGTGCATGAATTATTGGAAAATTTCATGCAAATTATGTCACAATTTTTGAAATATATGTGACACTAATTCGGAATTATGTCGAAATACTTAAAAAAATTCAACATAAAGTATCCAAATATGGAAACATTTATCAATCAATAAAAGGTCATTTATCAATCATTTTCATATTGCTACGCAATCTTTTACTCCTCGAACTCATCTTGGTCGTTCATATCTAACAACTCACCTTTGCTATGGTCATATAACGGAATCTCTGGTACATCATTAGCCAATGTGGCTGGAACAGTAAAGCTGTTATCTTTCTGAGTATCGAAGTTTATTATATTCTCATCTCCATCGAGCTGCTTCTGCAAGTTAGGTAATTCTGCTGGTTTCACTACGTTGACTGTAATCTGCTTCACCACATCCCCCTCGTGCTGTACCTCTGTCTTTTCAATGTACCCTCTTCTCTTGCCCTTAGTTTTAAGCAAGAACATGGTAGCCAAGGTATCACCCTTTGTAATCCTCTCCATCAACTTATGCTCCCCCCAATCCAACATAATCTCCTCTGGCTCTATTTCAGCCAAAGCCTTCTTAAACTCTGGGTCATTCTTCATCCAATTCTGATACATAGTCCTACTAATCCCACACGCTTGACAAGCTATGGTAATATTTCCAAAATTCTCCCTATAAGCAATGATAAATGCTTCTTTAGTTATGTCTTTAAATTGTTGGTTCATTGTTATTGGTTTTTATACTGTTTAGTTTTAGGCATTTTAACTATTTCCGCAGCTATGAAACAAGCAATGCCAAATCCTAATGAAAATCCAGATAATAAAAACATTAATTCTTTCATATTATCGGTTTTTGGTTGGCGTTCTGATTGATATAATTCCCACTTTACTCTTCACCTTTAGGTTGTCATGCCTTAGTACCTTCCCACACTTACCACACTCGAACTCCCTCTTCTCCACCTCACTACTCCAAACATACTCTTCCTGGACTGTACCACACTTGCATTGATATTCTTTCTTTCCAAATGTATCTTTCATGGTATCATATTTTCAATTTTAACCCACTCATCATCAAATATCATTCCAATACCAGGATGATATTCATTACAAATTCTCTTATACTCTTGTACTTGATGATAACTTTTTAACCAGATTAAATATCTGAAATTATTCTTATACGAATACGCGTAAGTAGGAAATAAAGCAAACTTAGCAACTTGCCTTTGACTACCAAGTTTAGCTTCTTTTTTTGGATTACAAAGCCATTTCATATTAGTGTATTGATTTTTTCAAAGCTACAACAATAATACCAAATATCATAACAAATATTAAAATTGGTGAAAACAATGTTTTATATCAAAAATATGGAGGGCACATAGGCACTACGAAAAGTTTCGTACGAATAAAGTGGGTATAGGGTATAGTAGTATAAATTAACATATATAACACACTGATATTCAGCAATCGAATTGTCTTATAATTAGCATTATGTTAAATTAGGTACTTATTTGGATAGGTTATTTACTTTATTTATGAATACAATTTATCCTTCACTCAATTGCAGAACATAACACCTACCGACATAAATAATAACTAACCTAATTTAAAGACTTCGGTAAAGTAGTCCCTATTTATTATAATATACATTATTTATTTTATTATTTATTATATCTTATATTATATATTATATCTTGTATTATATAATATACATTATAAAATGTATCTTATATTATAAAATACATACCGAACAATTAAAGGCGGTAAAGTTTCTTTACTATTGGTATAAAAACGTACCAAAATAATTTTAATATTTTTTTATCTTTTTTTTGTTTATTTCATTTATTGGTATTATCTTAGCCTTATCATTTAACCAAAAACAAACATTATGCAAACACTTTCAAACATTTTATTGGTTGCCGAATTAGTTTTATTTAGCTTATTTATGGCAAACATTGGTAAGTTATTAATTCACCTATTAATTAAAGAAAATGCAAACGATTAGTTTATTCGAGCTTATTAGCTTATTCATTGGTGGTATCTTAGTTTATACCTTAATCAAAACAATCTGGCAAGAATTAACACAATACAAAAACAAATAAAACCTAACACAATGACAAACACAACAACACAAACAGAAACAAAACAGACTTACAATGGATGGAGCAATTATGCTACATGGAGGATTGCTCTTGAATGGTTCGATGATTATAACCCAGATAAGTATGAGACTAATCCTTCAGAGTTAGCTGGAATATTAGAAAGCTATGTTGAGCAAACATTAGAGGAAATGACAGTTCAAAGTACTTTAGTGCTTGATTATGCTTTAGCATTTACCAGCGACGTTAACTGGTATGAAATAGCAGAACACCTAATTGAAGAACAAAACAACTAATAAACTTAATAAACTACAAAACACAATTTTATGAAACTACATTTAGCAGTTGGAAAAGACAACTATAGACAACACTTAAAGTACGTACAAATTAAAGGCGGTAACATTTATGCCACTAATTGCCACATTTTGGCACGAATACCAGTAAAGGACGTTTTCGGGGAGCTGTTCAGTTTAGAAGATGAATTTTACATATTAGGGGAAGACTGGAAAAAACAAGGATTTTATAAATGCACCGATTTTAAGAGGAACGGCAATTTATTGGAAGCCTATAATAATAAATGGCAATTGCAAGGGATCATAAAAATGAAGGATAAAGCCGAAATGGATAATATAGGACGTTTTCCAGATTGTGAAAGTGTTATTTATTCCTCACAGATGCCAACCGAAGCAGTTGACAAAATCAGCTTTAATCCTTCTTTATTGATGGATTTAGCGGAAGCATTAGGGGAGAATTTAGGGCAGTTAATTTATAACTTTTATGGAGCATTAAAGACTATCCAAGTAAAACCGCATAATTCAAATAAACTAGGCATTTTGATGCCAATTGATTACAATATGTTTAAATAGGGTTTACTGATGAGCTGTTAAATTCAGCGAAACGGAACAAGTTCCCCCGCTTGTCCGTATAAACCAAAGTTCTTTTTATGGATTTATTTACATTATCGTCACCAGTTGGCGAAAAGTTTACCCCTAAATATTGCGGAATTGGTACTTATCAATTAAGGGTTGCAATGAATCAACAAAATATCTTTTATATGATATTTAGACTTGATTTAGGCAATGAATTAATAAGTACTAAAAAAGTAGATGCTAATTTTAGCAATGAAAAGGAATTAACAAATTGGCTAGAAAATCAAATAGTAAAGAACGAAACAAAGCTATTTCAACATTTAGCATTTTAAGCCAATTTAAGACACTAAAATTTTAAACTATGCAATGATACCAAAAACATATTAGAGGCCGAAAATGAGGCTAAAAAGTGCATTTAATTGCATTTTAGGGTACTTAGTACTACCAATTCAGTACTTTGGGCCTTGTTATGTGCAACTTATTACACTATTCAGTGCCAAAAATCTGCCAATAGTCAGCTAACGCTGCCAAAAACCCCATGCAAAAACCTGCTAAAAATCCAGCAAAAACTCCCAAAAAACCCACAAAAATCTTTTATGGAACCGATAAAAATCTTTGATAGAAAAATATTTTTTGATTTTATGCATCAAGCATTGACACAAAATAAAGATATAAAGTACGCAATGATTAACATAGTTACATTTTCTGTAATGTTTCCAGAAATGAAGAAACTTATTACAAGTGCAGAAGATGAAATTTTAATTAATGGCATAAAAATCCAGCTATCTAAATTGTGCCCTCAAGAGAATGTTTACTTTGCTGAAGAAAAATTCACAACCATTTAACAAAAAATTAACTAAAATAAATGAAATTATAACAAAAAACCTTTAATTTTACCAAACTAAACCAAAACAAATGCACCAATTAATTACCTTAACCCATCCAATGAAGTGTGCCATAACTGGCATTCTCATTGACAAAGGCGAACAAGCCTATTACAATTACGAGACAAAAAACTGCATACACCCATTGGAGTATGAAAGTAACATGAGCAAAGCTAAAATAGGAGACCCAAAAACTTATTTCAGCAGATTATCTAAACTAAACACCAAAAAACCTTAGTTATGAAAACAGCAATGCAGCAATTAATTTCAACTTTTCATTTATACCAAAATAGTGCATCTACACAAGAAGAGCAGGAGCTATTATCATTTTATATAAAATGCGCTGAAGATTTAATTGAAACAGAAAAAGAGCAGATGTTTTATTGGTTTTATGGAGGAGGAGGTCTATCTGCAAAAGATGATTTTATAGAAGAATTTGAGAAGAACTACAAACAAACCTATAACCAAAACAAATAAATATGCCATTTTCAACTTGCTGTAATGCTCACACCAATTACCCAGAAATTAACCTATGTCCAGAATGCTTAGAGTACTGCGACTGGGAAGATGAAGAAGAACAAAACGAAGAAACAACAACAACACCAAAAAACCCATAACATGAAAAACCTACAATTTATCGAAGAGCTCGACTTTTTACTTAACGAAACTTTTTATTTTACCAGGCAAGACGGAATGATTGTATCTGGGTCAATGTCCAAAGATTATGATAAGGCGTATTCAATATACAAGAATATGATAAAAGGACAACCTAAGAGCCAAGAAAAAGTCTTGTTCGAGGTACTAATCCCATCAAACTAAACAAATGAATCAAAAACTATCCCTTGAACAAAAGAAAAAAGGCATCAAAGAAGAGTTTACTTATGTAAACAGCAACGGCAGAATCTCAAAACAATATACCTACAAAGGCATGATTATCAAATGGGATAACATGATACTAAATGGTAAATGGTTTTACTGGAGACATAGCTATTACGCCTCACTTGATGCTGCAGTTGATTCAATCGATAGGCATATTAAACTTTTTAACAACAAAAACAAATAAAAATGGAAAACCAAGAAGTAGAATTAGTAGAAAAAGAATTGACACCTATTTTCCCTTGTGAGTGGTGCTTTAAGTTCGGTGACAATGAGCCACAAGTATTCGCAGCAACTAACGAAAAGATAGATGGCCAAGAACCAGCTATTAGATTAGTATTGGCTAACACAGAGGAAACAACTGTAACATTCCAAGACGGAGATAAGGCGTTCACATTATTCTGCAGACCATTGACAGAAGCAGGACAAGTATTAATTAACCAAAACAACCAATTAAAAGATGATTCAAGTAACGGATTATAGAGCCATGCTTCGTCATGGAGACATGAAAAAAATCTGTGCTATCACTGGACTTTCACCATACCTATTAAAGACAAGATTAGAGAAGCACGATTATGAGACAGTTGAAATAGTTAAAACCTACTATGCCAACAAATTAGCAGCACTTAAAAACCAAATCAATGACCACAGCGAAATTTAGAATGCCACGCAAATCTTTATTGAAGCAAAAAAACTATGAGGTAAATGATGCTATTGTACATCACATTATTAGCAAAGTAGCTAAAGTATGTAACATAAATGAGGCGTTAATTACTAAGAAAGGTAGATATAGAGAGAATGTACTTGCACGAAATATGTGCTTTTATATCCTTCATGTCCACTATAAACAAAAATCCGCCCAAATTGCCCCATATTTCAAAAGAGATAGGACAACAGTTTTACATGGCATTAACACTTTTGTAAATGATGTTGAAGTGGTGCCATATTACATGGAGAAGTATCTACAAGTAAGGAAGAAGATTAAAGTACCTAAATTATATTCTGACAAATAAAACCAACACTATGTATTCTACATTTCACGAACTACCAGAACAAGAAAAAAAGCTATTCGTAGCTAAAATTTTACACGAGATTAATTACAGCGAAGAGTCTTATAAACTACTCGCACGATTAGTCAAATATTGGGAGCACAATCCAATAGTCGAAGCATCTTATTTTAACCAACCAATAAACACAACTAAAAAATTAAATTATGAGTACAGAACTAACTAAACCAGTTTACGACATTGTAAACAAAGATTCAATGTTATCACTTAGCAATGAACTTGCTAAACTTATTAAAGAGAGAGGATTAACAACTAATATTAAGGGTAAGCAATATGTTAATGTTGAAGGATGGCAATTTTCTGGGTCTGCATTAGGTCTTATGCCTATAATTACAGAAGTTACAGACTTAACTCGTAGAGGAGAGCAACCTGGTCAAGTAGAATTTAAATACTTAGCTAAATGTGAGGTAAGAAAGATTACTACTGGTGAAGTTGTTTCAACTGGTATAGCTATATGCAGCTCGTTTGAAAAGACTAAATCAGCATTCGATGAGTATGCTATCTTATCAATGGCACAGACAAGAGCAATCGGTAAGGCGTATCGTAACTTACTTGCTTGGTTAATGAAAGCTGCAGGATTTGAAGCTACACCAGCAGAAGAGATGGACTTTGCAGTAGAGACCCCTA